GGCGCCAAGGTGGCGGACAACGCCCAGCAGGACGCGGACACGGTGACGCTGGACTTCTGGGTGAGCAACCAGCCCTCCGTGCCGGCCGAGCAGGTGCAGCCGGGCTTCGACACCCGCGCCCAGGCCGCGTGGGACTACCTGTACGGGCTGGCCGCCAGGAGCGAGGTGGTGGACGTCACCACGCCGCGGCGCATGTACCGGAACATGCTGGTAGAGCAGCTCCGGGATCAGCGCACGCCCCAGTCCGGGGACGCGCTGCACGCCACCGTCACGCTGCGGACCATTCGCATCGTGGAGAACCGCACCGTCCTCGTGCTCACGAAGCGGCCGGGGCAGCAGAAGCTGGACAAGCTGGGGAAGCAGGCCGCCAAGAAGGCGAGCGATGAAAACGCGGGCCGGGCCACCTCCGTGCTGAAGAAGATGGCGGACGGCGGCGTGTTCAACTTCCTCGGCGTCCACACCACCCCAGGGAGCGGCGTCGCGCCGTAGCGTCATGGCCATTGAGATCCCCATCCCCAGCCCGATCCGCCCCTTCTTCTCCGTGAAGGTGACGCTGGACGGCGTGGCCTTCGAGGTGCGGCTGCGGTGGAACGAGCGCGGGGAGTGCTGGTTCTTCTCCCTGTACGACGGGGAGGAGCAGGTGCTCGCACCTGGCCGGAGGCTGGTGCTGGACTTCCCGCTGCTCGCCCGCTTCATCCGCGGCCGGAGCCGGCTGCCGGCGGGGCAGTTCGTGGCCGTGGACACCTCCGGCAGCGGCCAGGAGGCCGGCCTCTCCGAGCTGGGCACCCGCGTCCTGCTGCTCTACATGCCGGCCGCGGAGCTGCCCCAGTGAGCCGGCTGTATGGGCGCCGCATCGACGTCGTGGTGGGCGATCTCCGCGTGGAAGATCTGCGGTGCGCCTTCCAGGTGAAGAAGCCCGGCAGCTCGAAGCCCAACACCGCCGAGCTGCGGATCTCCAACCTCCAGCCCGACACCCGCGCCCGGCTGACGGAGGCGGGGAAGGGCGCGCCGCTAATCATTCAGGCCGGCTACCCGGGGACGCTGGGGACCATCTTCTCGGGGGAGATCCGGACGGTGGACCACATCCGCAAGGGCGTGGACTGGGAGACCACGATCAAGAGCGGCGACGGCGAGCGGGCCTACGCCTTCGCCACCATCGCCGAGGGCTTCCGCGCTGGGACGCCCGCGCGCGTGGTGGTGTCCAGGCTGATCGAGTCCCTGGGACTGGATCCGGGCCGAAGCCAGCAGGTGCTGGCGGAGCTCAACGCGGCCTACGTCCACGGGTACTCCGCCAACGGGCGCTCGGCGGACTACCTGGACGAGATCCTGAACGGCCTCGGCTACCAGTGGAGCATCCAGGACGGCCGGGTGGAGGTGGTGAAGCAGGGGCAGACCACGCTCGAGGAGGTGGTGTTCCTCTCCCCTGAGACTGGCCTGCTGGACAGCCCAGAGCACGGCGCCGGCGACGAGCCGGTGGAAGGGAACGCGCTGATCAAGAAGTTCTCGGTGGTGAAGCTGAAGGCGCTGATCCAGCCGCGGATCAAGCCCCACTGCCGGATCTCCGTCGAGTCGGAGGGGCTGAAGGGCATCCTCCGGGTGTTGGCGCTCGAGCACGCGGGGGACACCGGCGGCGGCGAGGGGAGCTGGGCCACCACCATCCAGTCCCTACCCGTGTAGAGTCCGGACCCCGTGCCGATCCCGCCCACCGAGTACGAGCCCAGCATGGCCGGGATGGTGTCCAGGGCCATCGAGCGGCGGTTGCTCTCCCTGCACACCTGCATCCCCGCGCGCGTGGAGCGCTGGGACGCCTCCACTGGGCTCGTGGACGCGCAGCCGCTGATCATGGCCTACAAGCGGGTGCCGGACGGCTCCGCGCAGGCGTACACGCTCGGGGTCGCGACGAATGTGCCAGCCGTCTTCCTCGGCGGCGGGGGCGGCCCGGGCGATGGCTTCCGCGGGACGTACCCGGTGCAGCCGGGGGACCTGGCGCTGCTGTTCGCGGCCGAGGCCAGCATGGACAAATGGCTGCAGCGCGGGGACGTGGTGGACCCGGAGGACCAGCGGATGCACAACCTGAGCGACGGGATAGCGCTCGTGGGGCTGCGGCCGGCCGTCTCCCCGTGGACGGGTGTCGCCGGCGACGCGGCCACCTGGGGGAAGGACGGCGGGTTGCAGATCTCCATCAGCGCCGTGCAGCTCCTGCTCGGCCTGGGCGCGGTGGACGCGGTGCTGAAGGGGACGGCCTTCAAGTCGGCGTTCGATTCGTGGCGGGGCTCGCTGAACACCTACCTCGCGGCGATCGCCGCCGCCGTCAACACGCTCACTGCCGGCTCGCTCCTGCCGAGCAGCGCCACCTACCTGGCGGCGGAGACGGCCTTCGCGGCGGCGCTGACGGACGTGCTCTCGACGAAGGTCAAGGTGGAGTGAGGCGCGGTGCGGCCCTGGTGTAGAAACCGGAGAATGCGCACCCTCGCCCTCGCCGTGTTCCTCGCCTCCGCCTGCGCCACCACCCCGAAGCCCGCCGCTGCCGAACGCGCGGCTTCCGCCCGCGCCGTGGCGGAGCTGCCGCCTCCGCCCACCGAGACGGGTAGCAGCCCCGAGTGCCGGTTCTGGCTGGGGGCGAGCGCGGTGTGCACCATCGGCGCGGCGGCCACCGGCTACGCCGCCGGGCCGGGCGGCGTCCAGACGCTGCGCACGCCGGACGGCCAGCCCTACCCGGTGGTGCCGCTGGTGCAGGTGGGGCTGGGCGTGGCGAACGCCGCCCTCTCCGCTGGAGCGCTCTACGCGGCGGTGCGCGTCCAAGCCACCTGTCAGCCGTCTTCGCCTTGACGCCCCGGTGGCGCCGGCCGTAGCTTCGCGGGTGCGTGACCGGGGGACGACCGGAGCGCTCCACCCACCGGCAGATCGTCGGCGCAGGGGCGGGGCCGCCTGGTGCGGACGGTCATTGCTCCGGCGATCACCACCCGGTGGCGGCGCCCGTCCACTATCCGCTCATCCCCCACACGGTAGCTTTCGCCCTCGGCGGTGTGGGTCTGGATCTTCGTGAGGCCGGTCACGGTGCGCCCCAGGGAATGAAGAAGGTGCTGCCCCCGAGGCTCCTGGCGTAGGCCGCGCGCACCCCGGCGATCTCCTTGCGGAGACGGATGCCCTCGTCGATTGCCGAGATAGTGGAGGGGCCAGTCTCCAACTCGGCGATCCGCTTCTGGAGGCTGCGAATCTTGCTGCTCACCTCGGCGGCGTCCATGGGTCCTCCCCTCAATCCGGCCACTCTACGCGCGTGGACTTCCCACACCGGACGCAGCGGTAGTCGTCGCAGCACCCGGTGGTGCATCCCCCATCGTCGGCCATGACTTCGCCGCAGCAGATCGGTCCTCGCACGCTGCCGCCCGGCAGAATCGCCGCCGGCTCGCGCAACGGGACAGCCCCTGGAAACTCGGCGGCGCCTGCGCCCTCTGCATCCATCCACCGATTCACGGGCGCGTTCTCCCCTCACGCTGCGGCGCGCTGGGCCTCGGCGCTGACGCCCTCCGCGGCCAGCTCCAGGCGGAAGCGCTCAAGCGCGGCGGGGTCGTCCCCGTTGACGCACAGCGGCCTCGTCTCACCGGGGCGGTGCCGTTCGCCGGGCGGCGGCCGAAAGTTGAGGATGATCCCCCAGCGGTCGCACGCGGCGAACACCTTGGCCTCCTCGGGGCTGCCTGGCGAGACGTGGAAAACGATGGACCAGCGCTCCGAGCGGGTGACGGAGAGGAAGGGATATCCAGCGGCGCCCGCGGCCAGCTTCCCCAGCGCGTCCCGCACGCGGAAGAGCGCGCGGGTAACGGCGGAATCGAAGGCTGCCCTGTCCGGCTGGTAGTCGATCTCCGCGAGCGCCTCGTGCTCGAGCAGGGCGAGCAGCCGCTGGAGCAGGTCCGCCTCCGGCGCCGGGGTGAGCTGCACCGGTGCCTGTGCAGGCGCCTGCACCGCCTCCACCTCGCCCGCCTTGGCGCGCAGCGCGAGCGCCAGCGGGCCACCACCGGCGGCGTCCAGCGCATCCGCGGCCTGGACCAGCAGCTCGGCGAAGGGCCGGCCGGACAGGTCCGGCCCCAGCATCGCCTCCAGTACGGCCACCCGGTCTCCGGCGCCGCGGACGGCCTGGGCCTGGGTGGAGATCGTGGCGGCGGCGGTGGCGTACATCGCCCGTGCCTCCTCGCCCACGGCGGTCAGCTTCTGCTTCACGTACCGGAGCTGCGCCACGGGACCGCTCGGCCCGTTCAGCTTGGCCAGGTCGGCGCGCAGCTTCTTCTCCACCTCTCGGAATCGCCAGTTCGCCTGGGACGCGCGCTCCCGCGCCTCGTTCGCCGTGGCCAGCTTGCCCTCGGCCGTCCTGCGCCCCGTCTCCGCCGCTTCCAACTTCCGGGTCAGCTCCTCCACCTGCTCCTTCAGCCTCTCCGCTTCCATGATGTACACCTCCGCGCTTCAGACTTGACGCCATTATGCGGCGCGGCTGTGTAGTCTGCAAGTCCGAACCGTGCTAAGGGTTGGCCTTCACCCACAGGGAGGGAGCACCACATGAAGCTGGCACCGCTGGCAGAGCAGATCCTCGAGTACCGGAAGGCGAAGGGCCTGGCGTCCGAGACGGACCTGGGCGAGACGGTGAAGGGCGTCCTCGGCAAAGCCAACGAGCTGCTGGCCGCGGCCCAGTCCGGGGACAAGCAGGCGCAGAAGAAGGCGCTGGTGGACCTGGCCGTCTGGACCATCGGCGGCTTCGGGGTGTCGGGCACCGCGGACGGCGCCTGGGACGCCATCGAGGCGCGCGTGGCGGAGAACGCGACGCGGACCTTCAGCAGCGAAGCCGCCAAGAGCTGATCGGCCATGGCGTACAAGGTGGAGATCACCCCGCCGCGGTGTCAGACCTGCGGCGGGGGCGCGAAGCAGACCGTCTACAACTCCCGGAACGCCAGCGTGGGGGAGTTCTGCAACCCCTGCGCGAACCGCAAGGTGAAGGAGTTGGAGGCCGCCGAGAATGCCCGCGGCGCCGGGGATGATCCCAGGGAGCACCGCGGGTGAGCGCCGGGCTGCGAGCCGTCTCCTTGGACACGGAGGCGCGGGAGAGGCTGGGGCTGATCGTCGCCAAGCGCTGCACGCTCCCGGACGGCGCCGTGGTGGCCTTCTCCTACTCGCAGCTCGGCAGCCCGGGCCTCTTCCTGGTGGTGAACGATGCAGGTGCGCGCCTAGCGCTCGAGTTCATCCGGGCCGCCGCGACGCAGGCGCGGGCGTTCATCGCCGCCAACGCGGAGGCGGTGGACCGCCTCTGCGCTGAGATTCAGGCGCTCTTCCCGTGAGCCCCTCCTACCGGCTGCCCGGCGGCGGCGTCGCCATCGCCTGCCCTGCCCGCGGGCGCCGGCCGCGCGCGACGCCGTGCCAGGGCTGCGGCCTGGCGCCGTTCGCCGTCCTCTGCGACGGGCCCGGGATGGAGCCGGGCGCCACGTGCGACGCGGAGCGGTGCCACAACTGCGCCGTCCGCGTCGGGCCGAACCGGGACCTCTGCGCGGAGCACTGGCTGCTCCGGCACCTGGAGCTGCTCGGCGCCCTCGTCTTCTACGGCCTGCTCGCCTTCGAGCTGCGGCGCCGGTGCGCCCACGGGCGGTGGGATCCGTCCATCGACCCGGTGGACGGCCCGTGCATCTACTGCGACTCCGGACAGAGCACGTGAAGTATCTGATCCACGCGGACGGTGCGTTGCCGAACCTGGCGCTGATGCGCTTGGGCATGTACTTCCGGGCGCGCGGCGAAGAAGTGAGCCTCGTCCGCGGACCCGGAAAACGGCAGCTCTGGGATCCACCGGGCGAAGTGTTCGGCTCCTCCATCTTCCGCTTCTCGGAGAAGACGCGGCGGGCGCTGGAGGCCGAGTGGGGCACCATCCAGTGGGGCGGGACGGGGGTGCGCCTGGAATCCTCCCTCGCCGAGTTGGACCCGGCCGTGGACTGGGAGGCGATCGCCCCGGACTACTCGCTCTACCCGGAGGAGGAGCGCAGCCTGGGCTTCACCCAGCGCGGCTGCCGGTTGAAGTGCTCGTTCTGCGTGGTGCCGAAGAAGGAGGGCGCCCCCAAGTCCGTCCGCACCATCGGGGAGATCTGGCGCGGCGAAGGCTATCCCAAGAAGATCGTCCTGCTGGACAACGACTTCTTCGGCCAGCCCGAGTGGCGGGCGCGGGTGGAGGAGATCCGCGGCGGCGGCTTCAAGGTGTGCCTCACCCAGGGGATCAACATCCGCCAGGTGGACGCCGAGGCTGCGGCGGCGCTGGCCTCTGTGGAGTACCGGGACAACAAGTTCGCCACCCGCACGCTCTACACGGCCTGGGACAACCTGGGCGACGAGCGGCCCTTCCGCCGCGGCGTGGAGCTGCTGGAGGCCGCCGGCATCCCGGCCAAGCACCTGCGCGTCTATATGCTGATCGGCTTCGCGCGCGGGGAGAGTTGGGAGCAGATCCTCCACCGTTTCAACGCGCTCGTCTCCCTCGGGTGCGAGCCGTACCCGATGGTCTATGACCAGACCCGCGGGGACCTGAAGGCGTTCCAACGCTGGGCAGTGACGGGCCTGTACCGGAGCTGCGCCTGGAAGGACTACCGCGATCCGCGGCTCCGGGGCTCCCGCCGGTGAAGCTCCACTACGCCGAGCCGGGGCTGGAGCTGTACCTCGGGGACTGCCGCGAGGTGGTGGAGGCGCTGGGGCTGACGCCGGAGGTGGTGGCGCTGCTCTGGGGCGACCCGCCCTACGGCATCCGAACGCGCCCCACCAGCACCGCGCCACGGCTGGGCGGAGCTGCAGCCGGCAAGCCGGGGAACGCGCACGCGCCGGTGGTCGGCGACGACGAGCCGTTCGACCCCAGGCCCTGGCTGGCCTACCGCAAGGCGGTGCTGTGGGGGGCGAACCACTACGCCCAGCACCTGCCGCCATCCCCGAGTTGGTGGTGCTGGGACAAGCGCGTGGGCGCGGTGCCGGAGCGCACCCAGGCGGACGGCGAGCTGGCCTGGACGAATCTCGGCGGCCCGATGCGCGTATTCCGCTACCTCTGGGACGGGATCTGCCAGGCCGGCAAGGAGCACAACAACGGGGCCCGGGTGCACCCCACCCAGAAGCCGGAGGCGCTGGCGGACTGGGGGCTCGCGCGCGCCGGCCTTTCGCGCGGGGACCTGGTGCTCTCTCCCTGGCTGGGCAGCGGCCCCGAGGCCGCCGCCGCCAAGCGGGCGGGGCTGCGCTTCATCGGGGTGGACGTCGTCCCCGAGTACCTGGACGCCTGCGCGGAGCGTCTCCGCCAGGGCGTCCTACCGCTGGAGGCAAGGTGAAGGACGAGAAGGAGCTGAAGATTTCGCGCGCCTGGGAGGAGGCCGTCCTCTTCGTGGACTGTCCGGCCTGCCAGGAGGGGATCGAGTTGGGGTCTGGAGTGATCATCCCGGACGGCGGCTGCGAGCAGGAATGCCCGAAGTGCAAGGCGGTCTTTCGCGTGCTGGGACCGGACTCCAGGTGAGGGACTGGGAGGAGTTCAACGCCGGCGTCGAGGCGGCGGCCGAGCTGTTCTGGCCGGCGGGCCGGCCGAAGCCGGATCTGCGCGGCCTGAGCGGATGGGCGCTCGAGACGCAGCGGGACCTGCTGCACGGTTGGATCCGCGGCTGCGCGATCCGCGCCCTCAAGCGCCACCCGGAGCACGGGCCCGAGCTCCCGGCGGACGAGGCCGCGCGCTGGGCGGACGACGGCGGCAGGTGCTAGAAGCCGCCGCGACGCTGGCCGCCTCGTGGGGCTCCGTTGGCCCCCGCGGGGCGGGGCGGCCGGCGTCGCCAGTAGAATCCGGGCCGCGAAAATTAACCGCCCTCCGGGAAATTTACCGGCCCCGGATTTTATTACCGCCTCTCCTTCCGGACGTTTGCGTCTCCGACTCGGCGGTCAGCCGCGCAACCTCTCTGGCCCAGCTTCGGCCTGCCCCCCGCGTCGTCCCGCGCGCGGGCGCGTGATACGACTCCGGGCGTGGCGCGGACGAGCAGCCTCCTGCTGACACCGGACGGGGACCTGGCGCGGGAAGGCGGACGCTTCCAGGTCGCCAAGGGGAAGACGTACCTCGGGCAGAAGATCGTCTGCGTGATCCGGTTCTGGAAGGGGGAGTACCCCTTCGACTTGTCGGTCGGCTTCCCCTGGGACGAGGTGGCTGTGGGCGTGAAGGACCCGTCCCCGGAGCTGATCCGCTCGGAGCTGCGCCGGCACATTTCCTCCATCCAGGGCGTCACCGCGGTGCGGTCGGTGGATCTGGAGATCGACCAGGGCGGGCGCGTGTTGTCCGGCAAGGCGCAGGCGGAGGGTGACTTGGGCCTGCTTCTTCAAACCTTCGAGGTTCCGCTGCTATGAGCTACGGGTTGCTGCCGGAGGGATTCGCCGCCAAGCCGCTGGAGGTGGCGAAGTCTGAGACGGAGAGCGACTGGCGCTCGAAGTTCGAGGAGAGCGCTGACCTCGATCCGCAGACGCCGGACGGGAACATCATCACCATCCTCACGACGCTCGTCTCGCTGCTGTGGAACCTGCTGGAGCTGGTGAACGCCCAGTTCGACCCGGACCAGGCGACGGGGCAGAACCTGGTGGGGCTCTGCGCGCTCACGGGGACGCTGCCGCTGGAGGCCACGCCCTCCACCGTCACGGCGACGCTGACGGGGGCGCCGGGGACGGTGGTGGCCGCGGGCAAGGTGGCCAGCGTGGCGGACACGAAGGCGCGCTTCGCCACCCAGGCCGAGGCCACCATCGCCGCGGTGGGCGCCTGGGCGGGCACCACCGTGTACGCCGTGGGGAACCGGCGCTCCAACGGGAGCAGCCCGGCGCGCGTGTACCAGGTGACGGCGGTGACGGGCACCGCCCACTCCGCCGGCTCCGGCGGCCCCACCGGGACGGGGACGGCGATCACCGACAACGAGGTGACGTGGCGCTACCTCGGGGACGGCACGGGCGCGGTGGACGTCGAGGCGGACGCGGAGGAGAACGGCCCCACCACCTGCCTGAGCGGCACCCTCACGGTGATCGAAAATCCGGTCGCCGGGTGGACCAGCGTCACCAACGTCCTGGACGCCGAGCTGGGCCGGGGGGAGGAGAGCGACGGGAATCTGCGCACGCGCCGCGAGTTGGAGCTGCGCGCCGGCGGGAACGCCGCGGCGGATGCTGTCCGCGCGAAGGTGCTGCGGGTGGCGGGCGTGACTTCGTGCGTGGTGTTCCCCAACGACTCCGACGCCACCGACGCGGACGGCCTGCCGCCCCATTCCTTCGAGACGCTGGTGGAGGGCGGCGCCGATGCGGACGTGGCGGCGGCGATCTGGGCGAGCAAGGCCGCCGGCATCCAGACGTATGGCACGTCCTCCGCGGTGACGACGGACGCTGGCGGGGCCAGCCGCACCGTCTACTTCACCCGGCCCACGCTGCTGAACATCTACGCCGCCCTCACCCTCCTCGTGGACGGTTCCCCCGCCTCCGCGTGGCCGGCGGACGGGGACGAGCAGGTGAAGGCGGCGGTGGTGGCCTTCGGGGACGCCTTCCCCATCGGCCGGGACGTGACCTTCTCCGGGGTGGCCGCCCAGGCGTTCCGGGTGCCGGGGGTGCTCCAGGCCACCCCCGTGTACATCGGCACCGCGCCCAGCCCCGCCAGCTCGGCGACGGTGACGGTGGGCGTGCGCCAGCGCGCGTCCTTCGACAGCTCGCGCGTGACGGTCAGCGTCTCGACCGGGACGCCCTAGCGGTCGAAACCCGGCGGAGGAGGCGCCGGCAGGTGCTCCTCGCAGCGCGGCCCGAACCGGGTCTCCACGGTGGGCCGCCGCCCGTTCTTCTCCGGGCAGACGCTGCAGCCGGAGAATCGGGGCGGCGTCTTCCGCTTCCCGCGCTCATACTCGCGGAGCGCCCGCTTCAGCTTGGCCAGCTCCGCCGCGTAGCTCACTGCGGCAGGACGCCCTGCTCGAGCGCGTGGGAGATCGCCTGCTGCGCCTCCTCCCACGTCTCGAAGACGGTGCCCCAGCCGGCCGTCAGCGCGAAGCCCGCCAGGTTCCACCGCGCGGCGCCGTTCTCGTACCGCGGGACCTGGCCCACCACGCCGGCGGACACCGTGGAGAGATAGCGCCGGCCCGGCAGCTTCGCGGGGTACGTGATGTAGTCCAGGTCCGGCGCGCCCGGCGGCCCGGTGTACTTCCCGGCCTTCACCGCCTCGGCGACGGCGGCCACGTCGTCCACCACCACCATGCACCCCTCGGAGTTGGCCTCCCGGTGGCTGTAGTCCGAGAGGCTGACGATCCGCGGCGCGCCGGTGATCGGCCTGCCCGCTCGCGGCGCCGGGGGCGTCTCCGGTGATGAAAGCCTGGAGATCATCTTGAACGGGGCGCTGGCGGCGTGCGCCATGGCCTCCTGGTACGACTCCGGAGCCACCGTCTCCGGCAGCCCGTCCACCATCCGGAAGTGGGCGTGGGCCTCGCCGCAGTCGGCGCGGCACTCCGCGAAGGAGCCGTCCGCGTTCTTCTTCCACAGCTCCGCCGGGGCGTCCATGCTCAGGTCCCGCACCGCGTACCAGCCGCTGCTCAGGTAGCCGATCCGGATGCACCGCGCGAGGTTGGGCACCTCGTCCGCGTGCGGCGCGCGGCGGTTCCCCACGTACTCGCGGTCGCCGGACTGGGGCAGCGCGTCCAGGGCCATGCCCCACTCGATCACCCCCGTCCCCTGGCCGGCCCAGGCCGCGTGGTAGACGGTGGTGCCGGGCGGTTCGTGCCGCTTCGCCTGGCTGTTGTACGGCCCCTGGAGCTGCACCTTCGACGGCTGGACTGGGATGCGCATCGGTGTTCCTTTCGGGCACTACGGGAGAAGGTTCTTCAACCGCTCGTATTCGTCGCGAATGTCCCCGAGCGCGCGCTTCAGCGCGAAGGTGAGTCGGAACGCCTCGGTGTGGTGGACGGGGTGTTCGCGCGCCGGCTCGAGCACTTTGCAGAGCAGGTCGATCTCCCTGAACGTGAAGACCTGCCAGCCGCTCCCGGTGTCGCTGGAAACCACCATCATCCCGTTGATCAGCCCGGCCGGGGAGTGCTGCCCCGGTTCGGCCGCCGCCCGGCAGGTGCCGTCGTAGTGTTCCCGCGCGCGGTCGCGCAGGAAGCCCGCCTCCTCGCGCGTGAAGTCCAAGCGGGCGCGAACCTCGTACTCGAAGGCGGTGCGGTTCATTGGCTGCCCATCCGGGCGCGCGCCTGCTGGAGCGCGGCGATCAGCTCGTCCACCTGCTCGGGCCGGAGGCGCTGGAGCTTCCCGCCGCTGCCGGCCTCGCCGTTGTGGCTGACGGAGAGATCGCACCTGGCCTCGGCGCCGGACCCGTCCCCGTCGTCCACCTTGAAGACGCGCAGCTCCGCGGCCTTCGCCCTCCAGGCACCCTCGATGATCGGGGAATCCTTCTTCGCCTCGGCGTTCCGACCATCGGCCTCGTCAAGGGCGCGGGTGGCGCGCTCGTCGGCGTAGGCCCACGGGCTGTCGGGATTGGTCAGGAGGTGATCGAGCGCCGGGTGAGCCTGCACCAGCAGGAGCAGCTCCCGGAGCGCATCGCGCATTGACGGGGCCGCCTTGGAGAGGCGCGCCTCCTCGGCCTCGTGATCGCGATTGCAGTGGATGCACCGCAGCTTGCCGTCGAGGCCCTTCGTGGCCGGACCGTCCGGCCTCCCCGCCGTGCAGTCCCTGCCGCAGAGTTCGCAGGCGTAGTGGTAGGAGCCGCATCCGCAGCGCTTCTCCGAGTTCGGCGGCAGATGCGTGATGGTGGAACTGCTCGTCCGGTCCGTGTTCATGCTGTGCTCCTCCAAGTTGACGGTGGCAAAGGTTCCACCCCTGCGCGCGTGCTCCCGGATCGCGCGTCCGATCAGATCTCCGCCGTTCACCGGCGCGTGCTCCATGGCGACGTGGACTCCGCCAGCAGGGTGACGGCGCAGGGGCCGTGGAGCGGCGTGAGCTCGCGGCCCATGCTGTCCTTCACGGAGACCACGACGTCCCCGCTCAGGTTGAGCGTCTCGTACAGGCGCGACCAGGGGGTCCACGTCTCCACCACCGGGACGGCGGCCAACTCCGGCCACTCCGGGTACTTCACGACGTCGATGCGCTGGCAGGTCCGCTCCTGGCCGGGCACGTGCCAGAAGCGCCAGGTCCGCTCAGGAAGGGCGCTCACCGCTCGGCCTTTCCGGGCGCGTCCACCCGCGCGGCTCGAGCGGACCACTGGCCGAGGCCCTCCTCCAGGACGGCCTCCACCCGGTCCACCAACTCGTCCAGCTTGGCGGCGGTGGCGTAGGGCCGGGCACCCGCGCGGTAGCGCCGGAGCTCGGACTTGAGGCGCTCGCAGATCCGGCGGTACTCGCACCACCTCTCCCGGTACTGGCCCAGGTCCAGCACCTGGCCGGCCACGGCGACCGCCGCCCCCAGCGCGGGCGCCCAGGGCGCGAGCTGCGCGGTGGCCGAGACCACCGCCATCCCCGTCCCGCCGATGGTGGCGAGGGTGCGCAGCCAGAAGTGGAAGCGCCGCGCGCGCCGTGCCTCCCGGCTGTGCCACTGCACCTCGGACTCCACGTGCGCGAGGTATGCGGCCTCGCGGTCGGCGGGCTGCCCCTGGGGCGCCACGACTTCGAGGGTGGGTGCGGCGGCGGTCATGGCGGCTCCGGCTCTGCGAAGGAGGAAACGGTTGAGGGGCGAAACGTTACGCGGCGGGCCGCTCCACGAAGCCGAACATCTGGGCCTCGGCCAGGGAGTCCATGCGCCAGATCTCCAGCGTCAGCGGGCGCAGGCCGAGTTGGTCAGCGAGGGAATCCGCGGCCCGCTCCATCCACGCGCCGAGCGTCTCCCAATTGAAGGTGCGGGCCCGGGCCTCGGCGGTGGGCGAGCCGTCCGCAGCGCGCTCCAGCCAGTCCAGCCCCACCGGGCCGTAGTGGGCCGACATTGCGGTCGCCCAGAGGCGCTCGACGTACGTGTTGTGGGTACCCCGTGCCTGGGCGAGCACTCCGAGGAAGTCACCGCGGAGGAAAGCCGCGCGGGCGGCGGCGAGGTTGAAGGGGACGTAGGCGGGGGCGGCGTTCATGGGAACCTCCGGTGCTTCTAGCTTGGGTAGACTATACAGACGCGCCGCGCGTCCGTCAAGTCTACTAGATGCGCACCTGCCGCTCGGCCGCGAGGGCGAGCACCTCGGAGGGGATGGCCGGGTCGTCCTTCCGGGGGCGCCGGGACTGGAACCACTGCGCCTCCCGGGCGGAGTACATCCACTGCGCCACCAGCCAGCCGTCGTTGAGGGCTTCCACCCAGCGGGCGCCGGAGGCCGTGGTGCCCGCCAGCACCTCCCAGTAGGTGTCCGCCTCCGAGGTGGCGCGCCAGATGATCGAGTTTCGGGACGGGTCGGCGGTGGTGGTGGGCATGGTCGGTTCTCCGAAGGGACGGGGGCTGGCGCTACTGGACCGCGCTCTCCTCGCGGATGGCCTCGCCCAGGGCGAGCGCCGCGCGGCGCAGCTCCCGCTTCCGGCGGGGCAGCTCCGGTGCCTGGCCGGCCACCGCGGTGGCGTAGGCGATGGCCGCCTTCTGGTGCGCGGCCTCGCACCGCTCCACCTTCGCGCGGGCGGCCTGGAGCTTGACGGCGCGCTCCTTGTCGTAGGCGGGGTTGCGGCCCACGGCGCGGGTGATGGACTCGGCCCACTTGCCCACCAGCGCCGCCAGATCGGCGGCTACCTTCTTCGGCTTGCGGCTCCGGAGCTGATCCGCCATGTGGCGGCCGAGGGTGCCGTCCAGCACGTCCCGGGCCTCCGCGTCCGTGTAGCCGGCGGCGGTGATCGCCTTCACCGCGGCGTTCCAGGCGGCCCGGGTTTCGTGCTCTAGGGCCGTCCAGTTCCGGCTGAAGGTGCCCCAGAAACCCCACTCCCTGTTCTGCGTCGCGATCATGGTGTCCGTCTCCGTTCCTGCAAGCTTGGGAATACTATACGGATGCGCCTCGCGCGTGTCAAGTCAACCGGCGCGACGCCTCCAAGACCACGGCCAAGCCCTGAAAGGACTGGCCTTTTGCCCCTTGCCTGGCCTGGTTCAAGACCAGCGGCAGGGTGGCGGAGAGGCGCTGTGCTACCTTCCGCGCCCATGGCGCTCGAGCGCGTGGACTACCTGGCGGCCGCCCTGGAGGTGCTGGCCCAGCAATACCGGCGGCCCAACTTCCAGAAGGTGGTGGAGGTGTTCGCGCGGCAGTTCCAGGAGCTGGAGGACGCCGCCCAGCAGGTGCTCACCGAGCGGCTCCTGGACAAGGCGGTCGGGGAGCAGATCTCCGTGCTCGAGCGCATCGTCGGGCAGGGCGTCTTCCTCACCACGGACGAGGTGGTGCGGAAGGCGTGGATCGCCTCGCGGATCAAACTCAACCGCTCCAGCGGCACGGGGGACGACTTGCTCCAGCTCTTCGCGCTGGTGCTGGCCGCGCCGCTGGTGCCCGATCTCACGGAGTTCTTCCCCGCGGCGCTGGAGCTGCGCGTCGCCGGTGGCGCCCTCGCGACGAACCTGGTGGAGCCGCTGGGGCGAATCCTCCAACTTGGGAAGGCGGCCGGCGTGGGCGCCCAGCTCCTCTGGCAGCCCGCCGCAGACAGCGACATGCTCATCTTCCCCGTTGCGCGGGGGCACATGCCTGCGGGCGGGTCGGTCGGGTCCCTCTCGTTCGCGCTGACGGTGGATGCGGGGGAGATCCCGGAAATCAGCGCTGGGCTTCTCGTTCTCGGGGATGGAACGGTGGGGGAGACATTCTCGGGCTACGATGGCTACGACGGGACCACGTTGTCCGTGGACGGCTATGGCGAGCTGCTGAACGACTACGAGCCGGATACCCCGGTGCTGTACTTGGGAACCACCGCGACGGACCCGGGCAAGGGCCTGGGCGACGCGAACGACGCCAACGTGGGCGGCCAGCTCGCGGGCGCAGTCTGAAGGAGGGCGCACGATGCCGGTATCGAAGCCAGGGACGCTGCCGCGGTGGAGCGAGACCACGGGTGGCACCCAGAGCAACATCACCCCGTCGCCCGTCTCTGGCCAGCAGGACATTGGCTTCGTGCCCGGCCAGCGGCCCCCGGCGCAGTGGATCAACTGGCTGTTCAACCTGATCTATCGATGGCTGGCCTACCTGAACGACTTGGAGAACCAGGCGCTCACCATCGTCGGCGCGTGGGTGTTCAGCACGCGGCCCACCTTCAACAACGGCGTCCTGGTGAACGCGCCCAGCACATCCAATCGCCCGGGCGTGGACGCCACCGGCAACGGGACGGCGCCGGGTCTGAAGGGGACTGCGGCGAACAACGCCAGCAGTTCAGGCGTGGAGGGAGTGGGGACCGGAGCTGCTCCAGGGGTCAAGGGGACTGCAGCGAACAACGCCAGCGGCGCCGGTGTCCATGGAATCGGAAATGGCAGCGCCCCCGGCATTCGAGGAAGTGCCGGCAACGCATCGGGCGCGGGCCTTTGGCGTGGAGGGAGTGGGGACCGGAGCTGCTCCAGGGGTCAAGGGGACTGCAGCGAACAACGCCAGCGGCGCCGGTGTCCATGGAATCGGAAATGGCAGCGCCCCCGGCATTCGAGGAAGTGCCGGCAACGCATCGGGCGCGGGCCTTTTCACTTGCGATACGGCAGTGGAGGCGGTCAAGGTCGATTCGAGCGGAGGCACCGGGGTCGGTATCCTTTTCGCGCCCAACACCAGCCGCGCCCCGATGAATTTAGGAGCGCTCACCTCGGATCCGTCAACCTTGGTGGATGGGGACTTCTGGTACAACACGACCGCGGACAAGTTCCGCGGCCGTGCGAACGGCGTGACGGTGGACTTCCACTAGCCCCGGTCGAGACGGAGGGGCGGGTCCAACCCGAGCGAAGGAACCGACAAGTCCAACGTGGCGAAGGCCGACGCCTGGATGCCCTTGCTCTGATACGGGCCCGTGGCAGCGCAGCCGCTCGGCGATCCGCCCGTCATGGAGATCACGGTGAACGTCTCGATCACGGCGGCAAGGGTGCGCACCTTCAGCGCCCCGCCATCGGAGAACTGGATCACTGTCATCGGAGACGGCAAGTCGTTGGACACGATGAACTCGACGCCGGTGCAGTTCGGGCCGGTCCAATAGTGCTGGACGTTGATCACCGGGACACTGATCTGCGCGGTCTCCCGGTCGATGATCCACTGGTAGCCGGCCTCGTCGAAGTGACGGAGCAGAGTCCCGACCCCGGCGATCTTCCCGTTGATGTCTTTCCAGACGATGGCGCCGGGCCCGCCAGGAATACCGCTCGGCCCGATCGGGCCTTGCGGACCAGCAGGGCCGGTGAGCCCCGCCGGACCGATCTCGCCCGCAGGGCCAGCCGGCCCGGCCGGGCCCATCGGCCCCGGAATGCACGCCGACAGCAGCCCCACCATCACCGCGGACACCACCAACATCCTCTTCGCGAACATCGTCCCTCTCCTTGGTTTTTCCGGGCCGCCATTTGAGCGGCAACGGGTCCTGCACAGCCCCCGCCGAAGTGGCGGGGCAATCTGTCAAAGCGCGGCGAGTTGCAGGAGCACCGGCACCGTGACCGGCTCGCTCCAAGGCACAAGGCCCAGCACCAGCACCGCGGCGGTGATCAGCGCCTGACGCGGATCGGCCAACGCGCGAGGCTCCGCGCACCAGCCGGAAGGGTTGCAGAGCCCTATCCAGGCCCACGGGGGCAGCTCGCGCGTGGCCAGGCGGGCGAGGATGTGGAGGCCGGCGGCGGACCGCGACAGCGGCCCGGAGACCTTACCCAGCCCGACCAGGAGCTTCCCGAGCTCCAGCCACTCCGTCTCCGCCGCCTTGCCGCCCGGGCCGCGGCACTCCTCCTGCCACTGGCCCAAGATACGGTCCACCTTCTCCAGTCCGCGTGGCAGCGCCAGCCCCTTCGCGGCGTAGCCGACTTTCACCGACTCGAGCGCCACGTCCAGGCCGGCGACGATGAAGCAGAAGACGCCATGCTCCACCGCGGCGAGCCGGGCCAGCCGCTCCGCGCCGTCCTTCGTCGCGCGGTCCAGCCACATCCGGACGAAGCCCTCCGTCTTGCCGGCGAAGGCGCCCTCGTTGACGGTGGCCTCCGCGGCGTCCACCGCCTCCGCCACCACCTGCTGCTCGGGGGTGAGGGAGGGCGCGTCGAACGGCCCCATCGCCATCACCGTCACCATCCAGATCGCGCTCACGCTCACCTCCTAAGACGCCGGGCGGGTCGTTAATTACCCACCATTCCCTGCTCGTCTACTGGATTCCTCCCCCGTGCAGGCGCCTGCACGGGCTACAGCTCGAACGGTTCCCCCATCGGCGGCAGCCCCAGGAGGCCGCTCACGAGCGCAAGGGTGTACGCGCTGCGGGCTTCGTCCGCCCAGTGCCAGACCAGCCGGCGGGGCCGGGTCCGCTCGATCTCCGCGTCGTCGTCCAGGACGGAGAACCGCCGCGCCAGCTCCGCCGCGCTGAAGCCCTTGAGGGTGCTCAGCTTCCAGATGCTCGAGCATCGCTCGCACCCCACCGCTTCATCCGGCAGGGGTTTGCCGATCACCGTGACCGGCCCCACCCGCCCGCCGCAGTGGTGGGTGACGTCGAGGGCGATCAGGTCCACCGGCTCGTTCACCTCGCCGGGCTGGAGGGGACGGCGCGCGGGCGAGTTCATGGCTGCTCCAGCCTGGCGATCAGCTCCCGGCACCGCCCGGCCGTGACGTCGTCGAGCTGCGCCAGCACCTCGCAGGCGGCGATGAGGGAGGGGCTGCTCTGGTAGGCCGCCCGGAACCGCCTGGCCGCCTGTTCTGACCCCTTCAGCCGATCTCGGAGCCAGGTGATCGCCAACTCACGCGCGCGAGGTGCGGCGCGGAGCTGCTCGATCAACTCACTCCGCCATGTTGTCCACGGCCTGCTGGCTCACGGCGCACCCATCGGGAAGATCTGCACCACGCGCGCGCGGTGGAAGAGCGCCTCGGCGAACGCCCGCAGGCGCTGCACATCCAGGCGCTGGCCAGCCGCGGCAATGGGCTGGAGCACCAGCCGCGGCGGTTCGCCGCCGAGCGCTCGCACCTCCACCGGAAACCAGCAGTCCGCGGGGATGCGCTCCGCAGCTTCCAGCATCGACTCGAGGCGGGCGAGGGTGCAGAGCACGGGGCCGACACCTCCCGCGTCGTCGCACATTTCGTGGATCTCGCTCTCCTCCGAGCAGCCCTCGATGGTGGCGATGATCTCCCGGAGCGCGGCCAGATCAGCCGCCGCGTGGGCGTCCGGCTTGGCGCGGAGCTCCGCGGCCTCCCTGCGCGCCTCGCGCAGGTCCGCGATCAGGTTCAGCATGGCCTGGGGCTTGGAGGTGCCGGCCTCGATCTGCTTCTTGAGCGCGCCCTTCTCCCAGGCCGGGTAGAAGGTCACGGTGGGGTCGTCCACCGAGGCGATCTCCGCCTTGGCCGCCGCCTCCAGTTCGTCCAGCGTCTTCGGATCCACCATCACGACCAGGCCCTCCGCCCCACCACCCCAGCGCCCAGGTGGAGCAGCGCGGACGCGACGAGCGCCCAGAACACCACCAGGCCCAGCCAGTCCATGCGCGGGCGGGCGAGCTGCGCCAGCTCGGCGGCGAGGCTGACGCCGAAGGCCACCCAGCCACCCGCGCGGAGCACCGTGGCGATCATGGTCTCTCCAGCGCCAGCCTGCCGGCGGGCGTGAGCGAGGCGCGCACCACCGGGCCGGCCTCCACCTGGGACTCCACCGTCCCGCGCACGTCGGTGGCCACGGCGAGCACGGACAACGGCCCGGCCAGCTCGGCGCCGGGGTGGTTACCCATCACCAGCACCAGCGGGCGGTCCTCCACGAGCACCCGCTGCAGCCCCGTCACCTGCGTCCACTTCACTGGCGGCTTGCCGGGGAGCGGGGACAGCACGGCATCGCGCCCGTGGGCGAGCAGGTAGAGCGGCTTACCGTCGCGGCGGTTCACGTGGTCCCCTTCGCCTTCTCATCGGGCGGGATCAGCGACGGCCCGCCGCGGTTGGTGAAGAGGCTCACCGTGACGGGGATCGCGACGCCCTCAAACTCCAGGAGCACCGTGTCCTCGTGCCGCTTGACCACGCATTCCACCATGGCGGCCGGGGTGTTGTCCTGGCGGTGGATGCTCGCCTTGATGGGCGTCGCTCCCGTGAGGGTGCGCAGGTTGTCCGTCTCCTTCACCAGCTCGTTGCGGTCGGCGCGGTGGAGGCCGATCTCCACGGGAAGGCAGCCGTGCTGCGCGCGGAAGCGCACGAGGGCGGCGAGAATCTCAGCGAGGATGTTCACCGGCGACTCCTGGGCGTGAGCGCGCCCTCCAACTCGCTCTGGAGGCCGCCGCCATCCTCCCGCGCCTGGCGGATGCGGTCCGGCGTCAGGCCCAGCCCGCGCGCGTGCGCGGCCTTCAGCGTGGCCAGGGTCTGCTTGGCGGCCTTGGGCTTGAGGAGGGCGGCGTGCCGGCGGATCCGGCGGTTCAGCCCCCGCTCGCCCTCGCGGTCGATCACTCCCTGCTCCCGCTCGGCCCGGGCCGCCGCGGTGTTCAGCGCGCGCGCCAGGCGCCGCGCGGCCTTGGGGGTGAGCAGGTCGCCGTGCTCCCCGTTCGGCGCGGAGGAATGGTGCAGGCCCACCTGCCGCTCGAATTCCCCGTCCGTGGTGACGTGCCAGTGGACGCGGGTGTGGCCGTCCTCGCTGCCGCCGTAGATCCGGTCCTCGAAGCTGCGGACGGTGCGCTCGATCTCCCCCTTCACTGGCCGCTCCGCTCAGGCCAGAGGAGGTGCGCCTGCCCGCCGTGGCCGCGGGGCACGGCTGGCGGCACCCCGTCCGCCCCGCGGAAGAACGCCAGCCCGGAAGCGCGCGCCAGGGTGGAGATCGGCACCGCGCACTTCTTCAGGTACTCCACCTGCTCCGGGCGCCCGCGCCCCTCGAAGGTGTTGGGGCAGAGGTAGGCCGCCACCGCCTGGGGCTGGCCGGGCGCGCGCAGGAGGAACGCCTTGAACATGTGCGTGGGGATGCCGGCCCGGCGGCCGGGGAGCCGCCCCTCGGCGCCGGCCGGCAGGGGCTGGCCGTCCGGGCGGAGGAAGAGGGCGCCCGTCACCACCAGCGCGC